TGATGTCGAAGCCGAAGTCGGCCGCGCCAGTCCCACCGGTCACCTGCAGCGTGCCTGTGGCTGGGGTTCCGCTGTTGCAGGCACGGACGAGTCCATCCGTGTCGATGTCAGACGTGATGCCGGCCAGGGCATCGAACATCGCAATGGCATAGGCCGGAGTGATCGCATCGACGTTGCCGACGTTGCCAGCGCCGAAGTCGACGACGATGACACCCGGCGTGGTGAGGGCAAGCGTGACGTCGCCGCCAAGGGGCTCGGCGTTGACACTTGACGTGAACAGCACGTTCGCGTCGCCAGTGGCCGTGATGTCCACGCCGCCACTCGCGGCGTAGGTCACGCCATGGGCTGTCAGGGCCTGCAGAGCAGCCAGGATGGCGTCCCGGAGCACAGTCGTCGACTCTGCGCCAGTCGCCGTGTAGGTCGCGTCGAAGTTCGTCGAGACCCCGTTGATCTCGGTCGTCGTCCGCATCGTGTACGCGCCGGCAGTGACGTTCGTCACCGTGTACGTGTCGACCTGCTGGACCGCCGCAGCGGGGAAGCCAAGGGTCGCGACGGCCGTTCCGCCCACGACCTCGATGCGACCGTCGGCGCCCCGAGTCGAGCTCTGCAGGTCGAGCTCGCCGCCGCCGCCGTCGATCCCGATCGTGAGACCCATGACAGCGTTGATCCGGTCAAGGACGTTGTCTCGACTCTGCTCAGCTGCCGTCATCGTGATGACCCGGGTCGGGCCGGGCTCGAGCCGGGTTCCGTCGCGGATCTCGAGAGTCTCACCGCCCGTGAACAGGGTCGGGTAGGTGCCGCTGGCGCCCTGGATCAGGCCAGCGGTGGCCGTGACCGTAGCCGTGACGACGACGGACCCGTTTCGCGTGAACTCAATGGTCCGGCCGGGCTCCGAATTGAACGGGCCAGCGCCGCCCAGGACACAGGCGAGCCTGCTAAACGCCACGGATCCAGCGCTGTTGTCGACGCGCTGGATGATGAGGCCGCTGTACCGCTTGTTCCGCAGGTAGACGAATCCGTTGCCGTTCCAGAACTCGTCCCCGCCGCTCTTGATCGCGACGGCGCCATCATGCGCATGAAGTGCCGTCGCGAATCCGAGGCTGCCGTATGTCGCAGTCAGGTCGGCTGCGCCAAAGATCTCGGTGGGTACTTCGAGGGCACCCCGCTCGAACTCGCCCACGACCAGGAGCACGCCGGTGCCGGCGCCGAGACTCGTGCCGGGTGGGGTAACGTCGATGACGTTGGCCGACTCGATGTCGGAGAGAACGTCGTAGCCCGGGAACGACTGGAAGATTCTGCGGAAGCCGGCCATTTCAGCTCTCCGTCACGGCAAGTGCCGCGCAGTTGTGGTGGTGGATCGACGCGCTCGCGCTAGTTGCGACGATCGAGCCGGCGTAGGTGGTGGTCCCGGCGTTCATGTGGCCTCGCGAGTGTATCAGGGCCGGGGAGCCGCGTCACAGGTCGTCGAGGTCGCCGGTGGTGACCCTCGCATCGACGATCGGCGGCTTGAGGTAGCTGGGCCTCTTGACCAGCAAGACGACGTCGACGTCAGCGGCGAACCGCGCCTGCAGGATCCACTGGTTTGCCTGGGCGCTGTCCTGCGAATCCGGATAGTTGCAGTTCTGCAGGTCGAGCCGAGCGACCCTGTCGTAGTACTCAGGCACGACGATCCGCCTGCCTGGGCGAAGGTCGTCGGGCTCCGCCAGAAAGGATCGCTGTATCGCAGCTTTGATTGCTCGGCGCTCCTCTTTGTGAGCAGACCAGATGACGAGGTCAAGCATCACCTGCGCAGTCGCGAGCTTGCGCAAGACCGTTTCCGGTGCGTAGACGTCGACCGTCTCCTCCAAGATCTGTGTGTCGCGGGCTTGATACTGGTAGGACTCGTCGCCCGACTGGAGGATCGTGGCGCTGGGCATCGGGTCGAGTTCGTCCTCGTTTCTCGGGTGGTCGAAGAAGACCCGCTGCAGCTCGAGCTTCCGGCCCTGGAGGTCCTGCGTCGCCAGCAGCGCTTCGAGGTCGAACTGGTAGATCTCCATGCCCATGAGGATCCGGTAGCAGGCGATCTGGAGAGCGGCGATCGTGTCGAGGTGCCGCTCCAAACCCATCGGCGTCATCGTCGGGAGAACGGCGATGTCGCTGGGATCCTCGGGGAACCGAGCATGGGTCCCGTCGCGCTGCTCGACGATCCTCGCCTCTCCACCCGGGCCAGCACCGGCATGCTGCACCACGCCGACCTCGCTGAGCCCCCGGCTCTCGTCCGGCAGCGAATCGGTGGGTGTCCTGACGATCTTGACCATTACCGTGGCGGGTTGGCGGCGACCCGCTTCAGTGCCGATCGTACTTCACGTTGCGCCCGCTTGGCGATCGCTGGCATGGTCCGCTTCAGCGGGAACCGGCCGGGCGAGCCCTTCACGGCGATCTTCCAGCGGACCGCCTCGGCGAACGCCTCGGCATCGGTCACGGCCCAGACCCTGCGTTTGGGTCGCTTCGGCTTCTTGATCTTGGCGCCGTTGACAGGGGCCTTCTTGTCCTTGGGCCCGACGCCGCGTTTCCCCTTTCTGGGCCGCTTCGCGAGCCGCTTCTGATAGACCCATTCGAGGATCGGGTTGAACGGAGGTCTCTTGCCGGGTCTCCGCCCGACCTCGACGAAGTACGCGTGGCCGGCACTGTTCTCCAGGACTGCGCCGTCCTCCAGCTTGGTCACGAACCAAGCAGAGTCGTAGGTGCCCGAGGCCCGGGGCCGAGGCGACGTCTTGGCACTCGTCCGGACCACGGCCGTCGCGCCGAACCGAGCAGCCTTCTGGTGGGCCAGCGCCACTTCCCGCTCCACTTCGTGGCCCAGCGCGGTCATGGCCCGCTTCAGCTCGCGACTAGAGCTCAGGACCACGGTTGCCATTACGTCACTAGCCGCGGTGCGCGGGCCTCGTCAGTGCTGCTGCGGTCCTCGCCGGCCCGGCTCCGGGCGATCTCCTGGTCGACGAGGCCAACCCGGAACTCGAGCGCGCCGCCCTCGTGGTGCGGTTCTGCGCCGATGACGAACCTCCGCCTGCGCGGCTCATCCTCGCCGGCGCACCTGGGGTGGCGCTGGATCTCGTAGAAGAATTCGCGGTCTGGGTCGTCGGCGCCCCACAGCGCCCCGTCCAGGTAGCCGCGGAGCGTGTCTTCGGTGACCTGAAGCGGCGAGATCTCCCGCAGGGACACGCCGCCGTCGGGCTGGAGGCCGCCCTGGCTCAGGTCGAGGTCGACGGCGTCCAGTGCAATGACCCTGACCGGGACGAGCTCGACGCGGCACACCTCGTTGAACTTCCGTTTCCGGTCTCGCTCTTGCCAGACGAGCCAGACTCGGTACGGCCGGAACCCGAGGGTGTGGGAGATCCGCCTGGCCCTGTCGACGCCGGCCTGAAGAGTGACGCCGGGGCTGCACTGGTACTTCTCCGACGTCACCGGATCGTTGCCCGGGGCGGTGCCCTCCTCGGGCGGGCAGGACCCTGACGAGGGCACCAGGATTGTCGAGTCCGGATCGGCCGAGCCGGACCCGCTGCAACCACAGTCTCCGATGGCGCGGGCGGGCCCGCCATATTGGCTTGGATCCAGGGTCGGCACGTACCGAGTGTACCACTCGGCCTTGACGACGAGCCCCGGCCGATCCGGCGCAAAGTATTCGAGCCCGATTCGCCCTACCAGCCGCTCAGCCGAGCCGTGACGTGCCACGAGCAGTCGACGCTCGGGCACACCACCGACGGGTCGACCCGGCCATCATCAGCGATGCTGTGGCCGGCGAGGACCGAAATTGTCCCGCACAAGGGGCAGCGGAGCGACGCCGACCTGCGCTCTCCCAGTTGGAGCGGCCACCACCAGGGCCCGGGGAGGTCGCGGCCCACACCCTCGCCACGGCGCGGGATCAGCATCGCTGGCTACGGAGCCGCCGGTGTGTCGTCCAAGTCGACCGTCGTCGGCGGACCATCAGCGATCGCCATGCTCATGTAGTGGTCCGCCGACTTCAGCCGGAGATCGGTCGGCTGGACCATCGCGAGCGCGCCGACAGCCACGGATCTGACGTCGTCCTCGAACGGCTGGATCCCGGGGTCTCCGTCGGGCATGACAGGCGGATGCGTCAGGATCTCCGCGAGCCGGTCGAGCTCTCTGTTGACGGCCATGGCTACGAGTTGGGCGACGGTGCCGTCGAGCTCGTCCTGGAGCTCTTTGAAGTCGACACGGACCGGCTCGGTTGGCTCGCCGTCGCGCAGACGGAGCCCCATCACCTTGGCCGCCATCTCCACGTTTCGCAGCGTGTACTTGGCAGCTCCGAGCCGGATCTCTGGGCCCATGTCGGCTACACCACCGTCTCTCCTCCGTCCGTAGGCTGCACCCTCGTGGATCGCTTTGAGGGCAGCCTTGTCCGCCGCATTCCTCATCCTCATGAGCTTCGCTGTCACCGCCGCGCGGTTCAGCGTGCCCAGTTTCACAAATGACATCGGTTCATACCTCCGTGCTCACGATACACGAACCGCGGATGGTGCACGGCCACCCGCGGTCCGCCGGGTCCGTCGCCCGACGAGTCTGGAGACCGGTACGGTTCCGGTGTCGTCTGACTCCCCATGTTCTGTTCCGCCGCGCCGTGCCGCGGTGGCCCGGGGCCGACTCCGGGTATGGCCTTTGAGATCTCTACCTACCAGGGCTTGAACACGCTGCCGGGCCCAGGCGACTCGCTGCCGCCGTTGGCGACCTTCGACGCTGCCGCCGCAGCTGCTTCCATCTCGGCCGCTTGCCGCTTCGCCGCTTCCTGAGCCTTCGACAGCCGGCCCCGGTCCTGCTTGATCTGCTCTGCCTCGGAGAGGGTGTGTGCGTCGTTTTCGGCTTCCCAGTCCTTGTCCATCGTTTGGCCTTTCGTTCAAACCGGCTCGATCACGCTACTGCCACCAAGGCCGAGGCGCGATAGCCGATGCCCCATCGGGTTGACCGGACTGCCGAGTGTATCCGACAGGCCGGTGACCCAAAACACGTACTGCTCCTCAAGCTCGCGGAATGCCTCTGGCCCGCGCAGCTTCACGCCGCCGCCAGCTGCCGACACCTCCAGCGACCCACGCATCGTCGACAACTGATCTTCGATGCAGTCGAGCTCCTGGATGGCTCGGCGAACACCTGGCTCCGCTTCCGGAAGCACGTTCTGTAGCGCCCGCTCGAGAATGAACTGCGTCTCGCCGGTCGCTGGCACGCCAAGCGCCAGGATCGTCGGGAACGAAACCGACTGGTACCCCATGTGGTACCGGACCCGTTCGCGTTCCGGGTCGGTGAGCATCACAGCCTCGCGAGCTGCAGTCCGTTGCCCACGTGGTCGAGCAGTCGCGGGTACAGATGCGCCTCGATGGCGCGGCCCTTGGCGAGCGTCATCCCGCCGTGCTTGTAGTGCGGCGCGTTGAGCACCTCGAACCGGGTGTGGCTGTTCGCGGCGATGGCCTCCTCGACAGCCTCGCGGGGCAGCGGCGCGCGGACGGCCGGAAGTGCCAGGGTCAGGTTGCCGACGGCTTGCTCGAGCTCGGCGATCCGCTCGTTGCCTGTGGCCACCATCGACTTGAGCTCATCGAGGCTGCCCTCCAGCGTGGCTCGCAGATCCGCAACTTCAGCAACCGCGCTCCTGCGCGGCTTCGGCTCCGGCTTTGCGTCGACCACCGGCTCCGGCTCCGGCTGCGTCGCTTGCTCCTGCTCCGGCTTCGACTCGTCCATTGGACCGAGTCTAGCGCAGAGCGTGGTCGAGGCGCTACTGGGTCGCGGCCAGCTGCGTTACCAGGTTCTGCGGCAGCGGCCCCGACTCGTGGACCGTGTAGGTCGTGACGGCGCCGCTGAAGACGAGGGTCGGCACGCCTGTCGTGGCGTCGTAGTCGACCGACACTTCGCCGGCTCCCGGGCTCCCGCCGGAGATCTGGGACAGTGGTGTGCCAACAGGGGTCTGGACGGCGTAGATGATCGAGGCTTGGTCGTGGACCTGGGTCGCACTCGACGCCAGGGAGCCGCGGGTACGGTTGCGCGGCCGCAACGCCCCCAGCATTGCCCCGAGTCCCAGCGAGTTGGTCTTGTCTTGGAGCGCGGAGAGTTGCGAGGGCAGGTCGTTGGGATTCGCGCGATCGAGTGCGTCTTGGCGAGTTGGCATGGGGTAGTCCTCGTGGCTTCAGGCTCTGGGCTCGGGGGGTTCCTTTGGTGGCGGCTACGCAGAGCCGGATTCGATGACCACGGCGCGCTTGAACTGAGCCGCGGTGGCGCCAGTGAGAGCGTCGGACGGGATGCCGAAGTCTCCAGTCCAGCTCCACGACTGGCTGACCACCTGCTGGAGACGGTCCTGGGGAGCTCGGATGATGTAGCGGATCCGCTCGATCGGGATCTGGATGCCGTTGGCGACGACGCTGAATCCCCCAACCTTGCCCTGGGCCCCAGCCTCGGAGAGGTAGGCCGCCTCGTCGACGTACCGCTCGTAGATGGAGCCGCGCCCCGTGATGATGGTCCGGATGATGGGGACGCCGGCGGTGTTGATGACCTCGGCCGAGACCTCTTTGCCGGTACGGGCCGCAGCCGCACTCGCCCGGCCAGCGGTCAGGGCTCCGACGTTGCCGCTATGGGGCGACTCCGAGTTGGAGTAGACGAGCGACCGCATGACTGCGCCGAGGGCGAAGTTCCGATACGGCAGGCCGTCGTACTTCGACTCGTTGAGGCGCTGGAACTCGTTGTCGCCGAAGACCTGGTTGTTACCAGTCGGGTCGACGTGCATGTGATAGAAGCCGTCCTCGTGTGGCTCCACGTTGTTGCGCTGGAGATGCGCAACTGCATTCCTGATGTCGGCCAGGGCCAGCGTGTCGGTCGAAGCCAGGGCGTCGACCGTCGCACCGCCACCGCTTCGGACGATGAAAGGGGCAGTGTCGGAAACTACTGCATCACCGGCGGTCACCGCAGGCGTACCGGTCACGGTCAGGACGCCCGGGCCCAGCGGGTCGGCTGGATCAGTCGGCGTCGCCGCCGTCACCGTCGAGGCGACGGCGCCAGCGATTGTGATCGCCAGCGGGTTGGTCACCGATACGGCGGTGATCTGGCCGTTGACCAGAACCGTGGTGAAGCCATTGATCGACGGAACGGTGATCGTCGCGGCGGCACCACTGGTCGTGTCCGAGATCGTGTGACCGCCCGTGTAGGCACGGAACAGCTTGTTGCGGGCGATCCTGTTGACGCTCTGGCCAGCGTTGAGGCCGAGGGTCTTCGCCTTCTGCAGGAACAGCGACGCGGTCGCGGCCCAGTTGGCCGGCATGTTCACGTCGGTGCTCTTACCGAACTGGGACATCAAGATCTCCCACTGCTCGTACTGCTCGTTCTCGACGGCCGGGTCCTCACCAGCAACGAGAGCGTCGACGGCCGGAGTCAGCAGGCTCGCTCGCGACATGACCTGACGAACGCCCTTGCCGCCTTCCATCTTCTCCGCCATCGCCTCCATCCGGTAGAGGAGCTTCGGGAACAGAGCGTCGTGGAACACGCGCTCGAGGGTCTTGTCGTCGATGACG